GCAATTGAAGAGTATGTTTTGCAGCCAGGATGAGCCTCTCGCCTTGCTAGTTGAACTAAAACCAAAGCTTGCCAAAAAACGATTTAGAGAAGAGATATATAAAGCCTGGAATTATAAATGTGGGTACTGCAATGAACCGGCTACAAGCCTTGATCACATTATCCCAAGATTTAAATCCGGATCTTCGAACAGAAACAATTTAATTCCTTGTTGTAGAAAGTGTAATGCCAACAAGGCATCTAATGAAATGGAGCAATGGTTTAAGCAGCAGGAGTACTTTACTGAAGAGAAATTAGCTAAAATAAAAAACTGGACTAAAGACGAAGTTATTAATTTGTCTAGTTTTCGACCATATCATGTTGCATGAGTATGATTACTTTTGATGTATCTCAACCAGGTGACCAACCCATCTTGACGTACAAGAATGGAGAAAATCCTGAAGAGAATGCAATTGGGGCAGATATTGCACTTCGTCTAAATAATTCAACCCCTGGCACGTACAAACAAATCATGACACGTCTTCAAGAGGTGCATGGCAAAGAAGCTCTCGATAAGTACGTAAATCCAGATGCTTTATATACGATAAACAAGTTTTATAAGATCAAGAACGTCTCTAATCCCTGGACTTCTAGTCTTGCAGCAAAACCACCAGCAGGTGAATTTGACCCTACTTATTATTCAAAACAAGTTCCAGAAGTACTTCAAAACTGGAAAGATGCGCAATCATCTGTTGGTTTTGGTAGTCAATCATTGCCTGATTTAGATGTTACTGAAAGGTACGGGACACCTGAAACATACCTTCAATATCATTACACGACAACTGGCAAGCACACAGGATTAAGAGCGAATCCTGTACAAGAAACACTTGCTGCAAAAGCTTATCAAGAGCAGTGGAAGCCAACCGATAGAGAGCAGCAGATTATTCGTGATGTTTTAACCAAGCCAACTGCGACAGGATTATCTCTTGTCGAGCAGACTGCTGAACGTTATATCAATACAGAAGAAGAGTCAAAATTTAGATCATTAGTTTCCGATACACTTAAGCAAACTGTAAATGAACTAAAAAAAGCAAAGTGGCAAGAAACACAGCGTGAGCTTTTTGCCGGGATGCCGGAATTTGGTGAGATCTACAATATGGGATCTTCTTTAACTGATTCAATTCTTGGAGACAGCGGTGTTGGCGGATATCTAAATTTAACAGGTGGGTCAAGAGCAGAAGAGCAGTTTAAAGAAAAGTTTGAAAACATGATAGGGATGGGAAATAATGTTGAATATAATTGGCAGCAATGGTTTGACAATGTACTGACTAAACGATATGAAACTCTAGAAAAAATTGAAGATCCGGGGGACGCAAAAAAACAATACACTCTTGACAAAGAATTTGCTACTCGTTACGTCAAGGATTATTTGGCTCCACGCTTTAATACTTCAAAATCAATGTCAGAGTTTATTGGTTATCTTGATGTCCGAGACAACGAACAAAACGTCTTGCAAACTCAAACAGTTGCCAACCGCTTAAAAGAACTTGCCACATTAAAAGCAGAGTCGTTTGTTAAAAATCTTGGAGTCAGTGGCTCAATGCACTATTTTGATCCTGAATTTTATTTCAATCCAACAGGAAACACGGCCAAAGAAAATCAATATGCAACGCAAAAGCGAATTGTATCTGATGCTTGGGAGCAGGCTAAAGCAGATCCGAACCAAGTGGTATTTATGCGCACAGAACTTGGAGGTACAACAAAAGTAACTTGGGCTCAGTTGGCTTATCAATATGGAATTGACTTAAATAATAAAGAGCAGTTTGCAAAGCTACATTATGAAACCTTAGGTAAAAACAGAAACTTTGATGGTGCTTCGGATATGATCACATCAGAAGATCTTGTTAATTTTATAGAAGGAGACCTTGCAAGTGCGTTGACTGCAGCAGAGAAAAACTATGGATCAAACGTATTCCTTGAATTTGTAACGCCAGAGCAAGTTGCAGATAAACTTTTAAAAACAATTGATCCAACCAAAACACCACAAGCATGGAAAGATGCATTAAGCAAATATGGAATTACTGACACAAATCAACCAGTAGATGAGATTAGAAACTTATTGATTCAAACCATCAGAACTACACCGGCTGAATCAATACGTACTTCTATTGAAGAATTAAATAAACAGAATACAACACCAACTCAAAAACTCTTGGGAATTGAATACATTCAAAGACCGGAAGATAAAAAAACTGTAACCTCTGATACACAGACATCTCTTTACAAGATATTTCAGAATGCTGGTTACAAAGGTGACGAAAATACTTTTTACAATGAATTTATGCCAGATGTAGATAGAAGTGAAATGGAGTTGATTACACAAGGTCAGAAAGGTTTAAGGGTATCAGACGCTTACGCAGGGCTAACTAGTAAAGATCCATTTGAATCTATTTTTTCTATGGAAAAATTATTTCCATCAGAACAAGAAAGTAAGACGCAACCGACGAAAGAATCGGACGCAACGCCTAGTTATTTTAAAATGTTTGATGATAGTAGTGATACAGAGTACAAATCAAATAGTGGCAAAAAAATTCTGGATGAATTCACATCGATGTTTAAAGGATTTAGCTAATGTCAGATAAAGCACGTAAAGCAGCAAAAGCAGCTAAAATTCACAAGGACGCAATGCCTTGTAATAAACCAAGGCGTGATGTTCAAGGTGGCAAGAAATCTGTTGTAAAAGCGTGTGAAAACGGTCAAGAAAAAATTGTGCGTTTTGGTGATGCCAACATGGAAATCAAACGTGATGATCCTGAACGCCGCAAAAATTTCCGTGCAAGACACAACTGCGATGAACCCAAGAGTAAATTAACTGCAGGCTACTGGTCGTGCAAAGCCTGGTGACCTAGGCTAAACTGCACGAGCCCACCCAGTCAGTTCATGGCAAAACCAAAATCATCTGCAACGCTCAAGATTGAATCTCGTCCGAAACTCACCAGGCAAGGGCAAGGTAAGCATTCCAAAGCAAGCCACGGTAGAAAATTAAGTCGCGGTCAAGGTAAAGGTTGACACAATAAGTTGTTATATTGGGAGTAATTACTATTGCTCCCATGTCGGATTTTTCCGCTGCCATTAACATCATTCGTAAATACGAAGGATTTAATGAGAAGGCATACTCAGATCCGACTACAGGTGGAGAACCTTATACCATCGGGTATGGAAGTCAGTTCTATCCCGATGGTTCTCCTGTAAAAAAAGGACAGTGTTGCAGTAAGCAAAAAGCACTGGAATACTTGTTTCACGAAGTTAATGTCATCGACATCCAACTACTGAAGCTTAATTTGGGACTTGATGATTGCATGCGGCAAGCACTGGTCTCCTTTATTCATTCCATTGGCTGGGAGCCGTTTCTTTACAGTCATGTAATTGATGCAATTGAACACGAAGATTTCTGTGGTGCCACAGAAGAAATGGGTCGTTGGATCTTTACAGCAGAGCACAAGGTTGTTGGTGGATTGCTTGACCGAAGGCGAGAAGAAATCAATCTATTCCTACAAGAGATTGACGCTAATCCCTGGTCTTCAACCGAGATCTTATTGACAGCATTTCGCAATTACACTGCAGCACCACATGAAGTACGAGCCATTCGACTCCTGGAAGAAAAGATCAGTCCTTATATCTTGTCCGAATTTGCCAATGATTTCCAAATTACTGGAGATGTATGGTCGGATTATTCATCCGAGGACGCAGATCTAGTATTTGGCGGCTAGGCTTAGAATAATTGCATCGAGAACATGCAGAGCGGAATGGAGCGTTCAGTTGAACCCAGGGAATTTGAACTTCCTCTAGAACTGCAATTCTCGATGCGTAAAGCGGAGCTTGCCGCACAGGAGCTGACCTGGGATGAATTGTATTGTGCACTATTGAACCTGTACCACCAACGATTGATGGAGTGGTACGCACTTAAATCTTTAATGGAAGATGAAAATATTTCGATTGAGTTTGATGTCCCAACCGATCTAGAGTTAGCAGAACTCGCCGCCGCATGTATCTACGACGACGAGGACGATGAAGACGAAGACGAGCTTCAGCCTTTTTGAGATTCAGTAAAAACAGTCAGCCTTTCAAGGTACCACTGTGCTTTCTGAAGATCAATAACACCACCTTTTTGGCGCCAACGCCATAAATATTTAACGCAATTTCCCCGAAGATAACCTTGGTATTCTTCTGTAGTTAATTGCGCTTCAATAGCTTCGATACATTCGATGCCATTTCCATCTGTGTAATGTGGAGGATGGTTAACGACATCAGCCTGGAGCACAGGCGCCTCCTCTTTAACCGCCCAGGGGACTGGACAAACACCACCAGGGCAGTCGTGGATCTCAGGCTCTGGATCTACCGGAGCAAACCACGACGTTTGGCTGACAGGAGCCTTTCCTTTTCCGATGGAGCTTCCAGTTCCAGTACCAAGCTCTTCGGTCGTGGAGATGAAGCTGGGTACTGCTCCAGTGCTTCCTCCATCGATGGGATGTAACCCGTCATTCCGGGCCGTGCCCCCTCGAGA